ATAAATTACCAACATCCGCTGGTGTAGATAAGATAGGCGGCACTTCTGCTCCTGCGTATATGTATAAGCATTTTAGAACTTCTATAAGTGCTTCATATGCAGCTGGAACGCTTCATCCATCAATGTCATTATCTATAGAAAATCATACTGATGCTTTTGATTTTAGTTCTGGCGCAGAAACAGTTGATGAAACTACTTATGTAAGTACAATTACAGGTAATTCTGGAGCAGCTGCAGCTCGTACACCTTATATTCATGACCAAGACGGAAAAAATCTGTTTAAAATTTATATGAGATCAGATGGTACAGGCACAAACGAAAATTTTGTTGTGATTAGTGGAGTTAAACGTCCTCAAAATTCAAATTCAAGTCCAGATTATGCTGAATTTGGAGTGGCTGTTTATACTTTAAGTGGTAATCTATTACAATCTTGGACTAAACTTAATATGGATCCAGATTCTCCGAATTTTGTAGTAAAAGTAATTGGTGATCAATTTCAAACTGTAAATGATGAAGGGGAAACTACTATATATGGTGACTATCCAAATCTTTCTACACATATTAGAATTGGTGACTATAATGAGGAAGATATGAAATCCAGTAAGGCTTCACAGCCTATGGGACATGATGGGATTTTAGATCCAGTTAAATCAACTGCATCTGTACCAGCAGCAACAAATGCTACATCACAAACTAAGACGGCTGACAGTAATACTTATAATGTTAATGTACCTTATGGGTTTAAAATTGATGCTGCGTGGTTTACTGATACTACTACATACACAAATAAGCAATATTTAGCTCCGATTCCTAAATCAGAAACGGTTGGATCTAATGCAGATTTTAATTTGACTAATATGAGTGGGTTTGGTACTACGACAACAAGTCCAACACTGTCATCACTTCAAACCAAATATACAAACTTTCATAGCGCTGCTCAAACATTGACAATTTCAGCATCGGCTGCACAGTTAAAATTTACTGTCCCATTTCAACATGGGTTTGATGGTATAGATCCTGCTCGGTCACTGAATACTGGAAATGCTATAAGTGCTACTAACACAATGGGTCATGATTGCTCAACATCAACCGCTAGTGGTTCTGTTGCTTATAAACGGGCTATTAACGCTGTAAGTAATCCTGACGAAATTGACATTAATATGTTAGTTACTCCAGGTATTGTACATAGTTTACATCCGTCTGTTACTAATCATGCTATTGATAAAGTAGAAGCTAGAGCTGACGCATTTTATGTGATGGATGGTTCTTCATATAGTGCTAATGTATCAGCAGCTGTTAGTGATGTATCTACATTGGATACTAACTATGTAGCTTCCTATTTCCCTTGGGTTAAGATGGATGATCCATCAACCGGCAAGGGTGTTTGGGTGCCACCTTCAGTAGTAATTCCAGGTGTGATTGCTTTCACAGATAGAGTTGCTCATGAATGGTTTGCGCCAGCTGGTTTAAACCGTGGTGGATTGGGTTCTGTTAGAATGGCTAAGAAAAAGCTAACTCATACGGATAGAGATACTTTGTATGATGGTAGGATTAATCCAATCGCAACATTCCCAGGTCAGGGAGTGGTAGTGTTTGGACAAAAAACATTACAGGCTAAACCATCAGCTCTTGATAGAATCAATGTTCGCAGACTATTAATCAAATTGAAGAAGTTTATTTCAAGCTCTTCAAGATACTTAGTATTCGAACAAAACGATTCATCTACAAGGGCACGATTCTTGAACATTGTAAATCCATTTTTGGAATCAGTTCAATCAAATAGTGGATTAAGCGCTTTTAAAGTGGTAATGGACGATAGTAATAATACTCCCGATGTAATTGATAGAAATCAATTAGTGGGGCAGATATTCATTCAACCTACAAGAACTGCGGAATTCATTGTTTTGGATTTCACAGTAATGCCTACGGGAGCTGCTTTTCCAGAGTAACTTATAAAGTCACTTATAATAAAAACCCCAGTTTCGGCTGGGGTTTTTTGTTATCTATAAAAACTATGAAAAAACTAATGGGATTTTGGTATAGTAGTTGTAATGATTTTTTGAATTTCTTATATTTATATATGACAAGAATAATTTTACTAATTCAGGAGAATAAAAATGCCAGATTTAATCGATCCTTCAGAGATTATGTTCACACCATTTGAGCCGAAAACTCAAAATAGATACATTATGTATGTGGAAGGAATACCAGCTTATATTATAAAAACGGTTACTAGACCAAAAATTACCTTTGATGAGATTAAACTAGATCATATCAATTCAAAAAGGTTTGTTAAAGGAAAGGGAGAGTGGGGAACTCTTGACGTAAAACTTTATGATCCTATTGTTCCTTCAGGCGCACAGTCGGTAATGGAGTGGGTACGTCTATCTCACGAATCAGTAACAGGTAGAGATGGGTATTCAGATTTTTATAAGAAAGATGTGACAATTAATGTATTAGGTCCAGTAGGCGATAAGGTTGAAGAGTGGACACTTAAAGGTACGTGGATTACAACTGCTGATTTCGGAGCTCTTGATTGGGCTCAATCAACAGAACCAGTGGAAATTGCACTAACACTAAGATACGATTACGCTATCCTACAATTCTAAGGAGTTTATATGAGTTTTTTAAAAGAGATGCTATCAAGCGATGCCAAAATATCTTCTAAGAGGACAGTTGGTTTCGCTGCATTTTTTATGTTGATATGCAGTTGGGGTGCTGATACCTTTTCTGCATTTGAGGTAAAGGATAAAATATTAGAATGTTTTATGTATATCTCAGTAGTTGGGCTAGGAGTTACAGCTGCAGAAAAGTTTGGTAAAAAATAGTTATAGTTAAAATAAATCAATAGGAGTACAATATGGCAGAAGTTAAATTCCCTACGGAAGTAGTGGATCTGCCGTCACAGGGATTATTATATCCCAAAGAAAGTTCGCTATCATCTGGCAAAGTTGAAGTTAAATACATGACGGCAAGAGAAGAAGATATTCTCACATCAGTTAATCTAATTAAAAAAGGATTGGTGATTGAGAAATTGTTAGAATCTTTAATAGTAGATAAATCAGTTAAATTAGACGATTTATTGTTGGGAGACAAGAACGCAATTCTTATTGCTTCTCGTATTCTAGCGTATGGTAAAGAATATGAGATAGAAGTAAATGGTCAGCCGGTTACAGTTGATTTAACTAAATTAAAAGATAAAGAATTGGATGAAAATTTAATTATTAATGGTAAGAATGAATTTGAATTTGAATTACCCGCTACTAAAAGAAAACTAACGTTTAAGTTATTAACTCAGAATACTGAGAAGAATATTACAGAAGAAAGTGAAGGGTATGCTAAACTTGGTGATGGTATTAATCGTGAATTATCTACTCGACTTAAACACCAAATACTTTCTGTAGATGGGGATTCTAAAAAAGCAACTATAGATTCATTCGTTGATAATGAATTTTTATCAATAGATTCTATTGCTTTCCGATCATATTTGAAAGATATAACCCCTGATGTGGATATGACATATACTTATATCGACCTTGATGGAGAAGAAAAGGAGGTTGTGGTCCCTATGACCGTCACGTTTCTTTGGCCTTCCACCTAATTACAAAACAGAAATACACGAACAAATATTTCAAATAAGTTTCAATTCTCAGGGAATGCTATCATTCTCTGAAGTCTATAATATGCCACTATATCTTAGAAAATTTTACTTTAAAAGGTTACAAAAACATTATAAAGAACAGAATGAAGAGATAAAGAAGGCTAATCGAAAAAGATAGCTTCTATTTTCATCATACAAAAATTAATACTTTTTGATATTTATTATTGAATTATTCTAATTATATTCAATGGAGATTAAAATGAAAGACCAAATACACGAATCTAATTTTGTAAGTAGATTTATAGACAAGATTCGTAAGGGTATGGCTGACAGTATAATGAAATCCTTGATGGCAAAAGATCCCGAACTCAAAAATCTAATTCAAAAACACAAAAGTTATGAAAAAAAATATATTGATCGAGTGAATCAGCGGGAAAAAGAATACCGCGCTAAAGGTTGGATTAAATAAAAATGGCTGATAATTTCGATAAATTGCGGGTAGCACATGAAAGGGAGTTAAATAAACTTTTAAAACAAAATCATGATATCCAAGAAAGAATAATTGGTGGTACTAAGATACAAGCTAGAACGCAAGAAACGTTTGTTAAAAATGGCGAACGTATAATAGAACTTGAAGAAAAAATTTATGATGCAAAAAACAAGAATTGGAAAAAATTAGAAGAGCAGATTGAATCTGAAGAAAAACTAAAGAAGAAAAAACGAGAACTATATGATTTAGAATTTTCAATTAGGGATGTATCTGTAGATTTACTAAAACTTACTGAAGGAACGAAGGCTCCATTTGCTAGTATACTTGGCTTATCCCAAGAGATATTAGAAACTAGACAAAAAGATACAGAAATGGATTTAGCATTATTGAATAGTGCTGAAAAAAGAGCCGAGGCAACGGACGAACAAATCAAAACTGCCGAAAATAGACTCGCAGTTAATGGTGCTGTGGGTGATCTTGAAAAATCGATAATGACTGAAGCAGCAACCGGCACATTGAAAGCTATGTCTGAAGAAGAGATATTACAGAAGCTTAAAGATGATGGTCTGGTTACTACAAAACTGACTGTGGGTGAGATGGAAGCTTTAGAAGAACGAATTAAAAATATATCAGCTGGAACTGAAAAGTTAAGTGAAGAAGGTATGCAAGATTTGATGATGAAAGCGGGAATGATGGATAGTACATTAAAAGGATGGAAAGATAAAGCTGATATGTGGGGAATGGCTCTTAAAACTCCCGGTGCTATGATGATGATGTTAAAAGCTTCTGTGGCAACCATGGCTATATCATTCGCTAAAGATTTATTCGGTGGCGCTTTAAAATTTAGAAAAGAATTAGGTTTAAGTGCAGTTGAAGCTGGAACATTGGCTGTTAATGTAAAGGCTGCAGAAACAGCAACGAAGCTTATGGGTGGAGATTCTGCTCTAATAGCCGCATCCGCTTCGGAAATGGTAAAACAATTCGGTGATACTTCTGTATTTACAATGGCTATAGGTCAGGATATGGCAGGTTTGGCTGTTTCCACAGGTTTTGGTGGTGCTGAGGCTGCTAAATTACTTAAAACTATGGAAGGCATAAGTGGTGCTTCAATAGAAACTAATATAAATACATTAGAAGCATGGGGTAATTTAGCTAAAGCTGCAGGTGTCTCATCAAAGCTTGTTTTAGATGATATTGCTAGTTCTACACAAGAATTTGCTGAATATGCTAAAGATGGTGGAGAGAACATAGCTGAAGCTGCTATTCATGCTGCTGAGTTAGGATTAAATTTAGGAACTGTAGCAAAAATAGCAGATAATCTATTAAAGTTTGAACAATCAATTCAAAGTGAAATGGAAGCAGAAATGCTTATAGGAAAACAACTCAATTTAGATAGGGCTAGACAGTTGGCACTTGAAGGTGATTTAGATGGTTTAATGGGCGAGGTCACAGACAATTTAGTATCTCAGGCTGAGTGGGCTGAAATGAATGTGATTCAAAGACGTGCATTAGCTGATGCAATTGGTGTTTCAGCTGCTGATATGGGTAAGATGATAGCTGGTGAAAAGACAAGTGCTCAGATTGCAGAAGATCAGCAAAAGGCTGAAGCATCACATATGGATGCACAGCAAACTTTTATGATAATTCAAGGTGTGATGATGGCATCGCAGCTGGCAATGTCAGCCGCGGCTTTTGTTTTACAAAAGAAGAAAGCCAACGAGTCAATGAAGGACGCTGCTGCTGGTATATTTAAAAGTTTATCATTTGTACCGATGGGCTTAGGTTTACTCGCTGCTGCTGGGGTAGTTGCTGGTATGGTCGGGATGATAAAAGGTATGGCCGGCGGTGGTGTAGTTGGTGAAGATGGTGGAGCGGTAGCACCAAGCGATACTGTGCCTGCTATGTTGACTCCGGGTGAGTTAGTTCTAAATGCGGCACAGCAACGTAATGTGGCTGGTGGTATGGGTTCTTCTTCCGCCGAAACAAATAAACTATTAGCGGATACTAAAGAACAAAATAATCAGGTTATCTCAGAGTTAAAGCAAGCAAGAGTACAGCATGCGGCTTTAATGGGAACATTGAAATCAGCTATTGATAGAATACCAATGGCATAGGAGATAATGGATGTCACTTGAAAAATTAATGTCGGATTTAACAAACTTTAAATATGATATATCATCTCCTGATAAGATAGATAGTCAAATTGAAAAGGGTGTAGATTTCTTTGATGATAAGCAAGGTGGAGCGGTTGGATTTACAACAGAAAAGGAAAATAACTTAGTATCTCAATATGAAAAATTTACAAATGGGAATATTGGTAAGACATGGCCAGAAGCGGCTACTTCATATGAAAAAGAACGGAAGGGCTTTGATGAGTATGATGTTCCTGAAACTTATAAACAGATATTAGTATTTCCTTCTGATGAACCCTTTGAGGCAATTTGGTCAGAGCCATCTGATACTGCGCTTGGTCATCCACCACAATTTGATAGTCCATTTATGGTTACGCCTATAGGTTGGTCGCCCATAGCTGACTATGTTAGTAAATATTCTCAACCACACGCCGCAAGTTTAACGCTTACAGTACCACTACGGAAGTCTAGTATGAATAGTGGGAGAACATTT